TTTTAGTGGTTCGACTGTCGTGTTATCGTCAAAAATCGAAATTGTAGATTGTGAGATATTTAAGGCTACATAATAGCCGTCCGCCTCAACAATATTCATCGATTCTGCTAAGATACTCGAACACATATCCGATACTTGTTTTCGTTTTTTACGAGTACTCCACACGGACAGTACCAGCTCGACAGTACCTTTCACGTCCGTTTTGTTAGGTACTAATATAGAAGTAGTATCCTCTAACTCCACGAACGGATAAGGCACATTGTCGTCTGGTTTATAGTCGTATGTCTTATACCCCAAAAAAAGGCAACGTTTAAATACGCTGTCAAAAACTGCTTGCTCTCTTGATTTCATTTAACCAACCTCTCCAAATCTTTTTTAAATTCCTCTTTCTGATTATCAAAAGCTGGCTTGATAAACGACTGTGCGCTCATTTTGCGAGTTCCTAATTCAACGTAAGCAGCATAACTTGTGCCTGGTGCCACTTTATATTTGAACCTGCCGACCTTACTACTATTGACAGAAATAGAACGCTTAGTCGCCCCTGTAGGCTTGACAAAATGTTTATTTTTGCCTCTACCTTCATAGTGTCCTCTAAACCTAGATGCATTGTTGACTGCCTTTTTTTGCATATCAACACCGTTTTTTTCAACGATACGCTCAATCTCTTCCATTTTAGAGACCTTTTGAAGTTTCTTTTGTAGTTTTTCGAGTCCTTTTAATTCAAAACGTAAATCAGCCAATAGAATTATCCTTTTCTAAATAGAATACTCTTCCAGACTGTTTATCTGCTCTGCATTTATAGCGGTCATTTCGATAGTTTAGATAAGTGAATGAGATTTTAGGCGTGTTTTGGAAATAAACCACTTTTGAACCACGTTTATACTCTCCAAATACAGCGACTTGCTTATCAATCCCCAAGTCCATTACATGAACTGGAACGATAATTTTTTCTTCTTCGTTTGAAGTATATTCGCCCGTTTCTGGATTGTACTCTTCTTGTTGCTTAGCGATAATCTCCACTCTATCGTTATATCTCATAGCATCTTAAACCCCGCATTAAATGTTTTTGAACAAACTCGCTTAATCACACTATCGTATTCTTTGAAATCATCAGAGTTAAATGTCATAGATGTACCTTCTAGGGATTGATTACTCATCCCTTCAGCGCCTATTCTATTGAATCGTTTAATAATGACCTCAGTAATAATATACTCAAGGCCCTCAGGGACATCATCCACGCCCGCGTAAGCTAAAAAGTTAGCGGTAGTCAACGTTGCTATGGTTGTTAGTAACTTATCTTGAAGTTCATCCTCAATCCCTAGCAATATCTTTGCTTGAGCGATATTTGCCATGTTATCCCTCCAATACTGCGATAAGTTCCTCTTTGTTTAGCGTTGAATAACCTTTGATATCACGTTCTCTTGCAATATCTTGTAACTCTTTAACTGTTAATTCGCTATAATTGATAGCTTCCGTTTCAACAGGCTTCTTAGGGTGATGTCGTCGTAACATCATCCCCATTAAACATTCCCTCCGAATTTAACAACTTTTGTAGGGTCGTATAAGTACACGCCGTAATGCTCATCACCAGTAATAACTGTAGTTTTCTTTAGAATATCGCGGTCTCTTTCGATTTCTACATCACGTTTAAGGTTGATAACGAATGCTCCGTATTTAGCAACATCGTCTGTATCTGTGTCAACAGCTGAAACCTTAACAAGGAATCCTTTTCCTTTATCTACTTTCTTAGATCGTACAATTTGAACGCCGTGTGTTTCACCAAAAGTTCCAGAAACAACAATATTTGCACCAATTTCTGAACCACGAACCCACTCTTTAACAGTGTCTTTTCGTAAGGCGATAGCATCTTCAGGATTGATAAGCGCAACATAGTGCGCGTCTTCTTCGTCCGTGAAAACTGCTAAGGCTTTATCAAGTGCATCACCAGTTGTAGGTGCTTCTGCAACAAATTGAGTAGCTTTTTTAGCTTCTTCAACTAAGTCGTTATCCACTTTGTTAGCGATAGCTAAAGCGATTTGGTGTGTTGCTTGTCCGATAGGGTCACCAATACCTGAAAGAACAGCTTCGTCTGTTAATTCAATACCTTTTCCAGCTTTTTTGATTGTCATAGTAGTTTTAGCAGTAGTTAATTGGTCAGGTACGATCGCTTCGCCTTCCGCAATATCTTTAGCGTCTCCAGAGTATACCCACTTTGGAACTGTAACAGTGTTTCCTGGTTGTCCAACAAGCTTACGCTCAACGTAAGCAAGCGGTGTAAATTTAATCATTTTTGGTAATTTAGCTGAAATCATGTCAGCCATAACTTCAGGGTTTACTAATTGTTCAATTTTAGTTTGTGTCATTTATCTATTATCCTTTCAATTTATGATATAGTTCGGGGTTATTTTGCAGTAATTCATTTCTACTTTGATACCCCATTCTGTTGAATTGTTCTTTGGTAATCTCACCAGCTGAAGTATCTTCCATCTTCTTAGGTGTTTTACCTTTTAACTTTTCGCCAACTTTCTTGTCAGCAAGTTCATTCACTAACGCAACAAAGCCTTCTACAGCCTCTTGTGTGCTCTCTGCGGTATCTTTGACAACTAAGCCTAGGATTTTATCATCAACTGCAATACCGCCCTCAGAAAGCATTTTAGAAGCTTCTCGCTCAAGTCCGCTACGATTGATTTTAGCTTCAAGTTCAGCAATGTAATCAGCTTGTTTCTTACGCTCATACTCTGCTTTCTGATTTTCGTTCATCTCACGTAGTTTTTTCGCTTCGTTCTCCTTAGCTTCCTGCTCTGATTTCCACTTAGCAAATTTCTTGTCGATGATAGCATTGACATCTGCGTCCGTGTACTTCTTCTCGTCTTGCGGTTGTTTTTTAGGTTCTGCAGGTACCTTTTGTTCTTCAACCGTTTCGACTGTTTGTGTTTCTTCGTTCATTTCGAACCTCCTATTTTTAAAGTCGTCCCCGACTGTATTTTCCATAGCTTTTAAAGTCTTCAATGCTTGGACAATAAAAAAACCGTACGGGATTCCATACGGTTAGATTATTTTACGATATTTCATTTCTCGCTCATTTCTGAGCACAAAAAAAGCACTTAGATTTCTCTAGGTGCTTAATGTTTTATACTATACTGCGTAATCAAAACCAATTTTAGATTTAATAGTATCGAACAAATCCAAAATAGACTTAGGAGTACCTTGTTTAAAAGATACAAGAGGCTTATCTTGATCTGGATAAACTCGGTCAACCCACTCGTCAATTTGATTATAAAAAATTAACAATTCTTTGTTTGGAACAGCCATTACTTCCATCTCAATACCTCCTTTACCTTTTCTAGTAATATCTTATCAATTACATCGTCTCCAATAACCCCAACTTCTGCAACAAGTTCATTGATATTGTTGTGATACATAAAGGCGTTGTACGCATTCAAGCTAATATTTTTCAAGTAACTGCGATCTATAGCTTGTTGTTGTTTTACATAAGTAAATAAATTTGAGTTCAACTCAGACATTGCTTGTTCGACACTATTATACCGCTTTTTGTTGGCTTTGTAAAATGCTTTAGCAGAATCCCAATGTTTTTTATGCGTTAGTTCATGAACCATGGTATCTTTAATGTTTTGAGCAGCAAAATAATTATCAGATAGAACTTTAGCAAATTCTACTTCCGAATGAAGAGCATCACTCACAAATAGAATATCCTGTTTGTAATCATACCCAGCAAAACCAGGAAGCCTTGATTTTTTCAGAAAAACAACTGTTGGGATTGAAAAATCATTTAATTCCATAAGGCTTGATTGGACATTGAAAACAGTATCTCTCATTTTCTTGGTGTTATCTTGCACCCAAAAATCAAGAACCGTTCTATTCAATTTCTTTGTTTTAACTCTGACATCATTTCCTACTACGAAAGCGCGTTGCTTAGCCATTAAGTCCATTTCAGCATGTAAAAACTCTTCATCTCTACCTAATCGCTTTGAATCTTTCCTAAAATGCGGAACCGTCGTGCATCTACAGTTAGGATGAAATGGTGGTGCGTTCAATGCTGGAACCATCTCTGACACTTTGAAGATTTTCCCGTTGAACGGTTGGCAAATCGGACACGCTTTTAATTCGGTCATGACTTCAAACCATTCAACGCCATTAGCATCATAGTTGGCCTTCTGTGCCTCTGAGTATACCCTTGCTGATTCCGTTACTGCTAACCGTCTAGCGTAGC